TTATTCATAAGGCGTTTTTGCTGAACGTCGTTGATACCCTGTTGTTTCGGGGGCGTAGCTCAGTTGGGAGAGTGCTTGACTGGCAGTCAAGAGGTCGTGGGTTCGAGCCCCATCGTCTCCATACATCATTAATTAAAAAGCCTTAGAAACGTTGATAGGACGCTACTTATCCAATGTTTCAAGGCTCTTTTTTTGTTTTCCACTCAGAAAAGCACTCAGATTGCATAAAATACCATCAAAAACCAACGAAGGCGGCGAACTTTTCAGCCGTTTTTTCTTTGGCTTTTTTTGTTACGTGCGTGTAAATGTTCATGGTGGTTTGAATATCCGAGTGTCCTAAGCGTTCCTTCACTTCCTGGATCGGCACACCCGCCTCAAACAATAAACTGCAATGGGTATGCCGTAGGCCGTGAGTAGTAATTTTCTTTAGATCATGCTTTTTTATGATCCGATTGATTCGGTTCGTTATGGTGGCATGCTGAATATATCCATTCTTGTAAGTGGTGAAAATTGGTTGCGTTTTACTCAGGGTATTGTAGCCGCATTTCAACAGATCAAGGGCCTGTTCTTTTTTCCAGTCCTTCAAGATGCCAAGCGTCACCTCATCAACGGCGATAGTCCTCATGCTGTTCTTAGTCTTCGGTAATTGGATGATAAGCGTGTTATCTGCCCCCCTGGCAAGCGTTTTGCTCACGGTAATAGTTCCGTGCAGGAAGTCGATATCTTTCCATTCTAGGGCCAAGGCTTCCCCTTTACGGAATCCAGTAAACGAGAGGAGACGGAAGAGGGCGAACCAGCGCAGCATGCCATCCGATCGGACACACTCCAGGAAGTGCTGCAACTCTTCTTTAGAGTAGAAGTTTTCTACTTTCTCCTCATCAACGTTTACTTTCCTCTTAGGTGTAACAACCTTCTTCATCGGATTATCGCGGATTAAGCCAAGCATAACAGCATAGTCCAGAACCGTAGAAACATAATTCTTCATGACCTTGTATTTAGAATGCGTATCACACCATGTTTTAACAGTACGCTGACAGTAGGTGACTGAAATCTTCTCAGCCCTCAGATGGCCAAAAGCGGGCAGAATGTGATTCTTGAATAATTCTTGTGTTTTAACGTAAGTACTTTCTTTTACATTATGCTTGTATACCGATTCGAACCACAATTCATAGAGTTCCCCAAAGGTGGTATAACTGGCCTTTTGATAGCCGCGGTCCTCAACTTCCACCTTCAAACGTGATATAGCAAGTTCTGCATCCTTCTTCGATGCGAACCCTTGCCGTGTCACGTTTATTTCTTTTCCCGTCTCCGGGTTCATGCCCATGTATGCTTTGATTTTATAGTACGTCTTGCCGTCTTTTTTCTTGTATTTGCTGATAATTGTAGCCATGATTTTTCCCTCTTTCCAACGCAGGCAGCGGTTTTCAAGAGGTGGCCTTGTTCCGGATGGTTACGGGTTCGACCATTATTATATATGCTAGTTCTTTTTGTACTTTTGAGTGAGTATTTCTGCAGAAATACGAGCATCCTCAATCAAATCATAGAGCTTAACTTCAAGTTCAGGATCCAATTTCTCGGTTATGATAGTTGTCGCTCTTTCTGGATCGTAAGAAAAATAGTCATCGATGAAAAATTGGATACTTTCTAGTTTATTTATTACAAGACTGATAGCATTTTCATTCGAAATAACTTCTTTTATAAAGTAATCATCGAAATGAATCTCAAACATTACCGTGATGTATTCCTTATATTTCGGAGACAGATAATCCATTCTTTTAGAAATGGGTGAATTTGTAACTCTTTGTAAAATATCCTCCATGATTGCTTCTCGTTTGTCTTCGCTGAGCACCTTTTTAGAAGCATCTAATTGATCGTATAGATCATTTATTAGATTGTAAGCATACTCGTATTGATTTCCGTGTAGTAATTCATCTACAGTGATTCCACCTAAATCAGCTATTATTTTTAATCGTTCATTGTTGGGTAGGCTTTGTCCTTTTTCCCATTTTGAAACAAGGCTTTTATGTGCGTTGCTAATTTTTTCCCCGAATAATTCTTGATTAAGTCCAAGCTGCTTTCTGATGCTAGATATTCGAAAACCTACTTCATTCTTGTTTATATCCATTCCAAGCCCCCATTTTGTTTATTTCCTTTATTATAAATAAAATAGCAAAAAGTAGCAAGTTAATCTTGACTTTTGAATAGTTATACTTTAACATTTAGTTTGTAAGTAGCAAAAAGTAGCGAAAAGAGGTGTGAGATATGTTAAAAGCAGTAGCGAAAACCAAGGTAAGAGGTTATAGGGTCATGCTAGGGAAAACTCAGCAAGAGATGGCAGATTTATTCAATATCTCGAAACAATCATATTCTGCAAAAGAAAGAGGTGTTACCCGATTTTCCGAAGATGAAATGATCACTTTAAAAGAAATGCTACAAGGCTTATTCCCTGGCATAACGATTGATGAAATTTTTTTAGTTAAAAAGTAGCAAATTGTAGCGTTTGGAGGCGGTGAGAACATGGCAGAACTGAGGGTAAAGATCGATGATGCCTTCAATGATGAATTCAAAGCAATGTTGCGAAGTGCGGCGAAGGAAGTTGTTGAAGAGGTAATCAGTCAAGAGACCAGGCTAAAAGATTGGGTAACGGTGAAGGAGATTCAAGAATACTTCGACGTTTCCCCTAACACTGTAGCCGCATGGATTAGAAGTGGATTAGCGGTTTCGACGGTCGGGCAAAAAAGGTTTGTCAGTAAAGCAAACTTAAGCAAATTTTTAGCGGATCACGAAAAATAAAACTAATCGCAGGCAGCGGTAAACACGCTAAAAAATAATGTTTCTGAGTGCAAAGTTGAGTGAAGTTTAACCCTTCATCAATAGAAGGACCGGGAAAAGCTGAATTATCAAGGATTTATATAAAATGGGTTGCGAGTGTAGGAGAATCGAACCCACTTAAAAAGAGGTGATGAAATGAACGGATTAGAGGAAGCCTTCACGGCCGGAATTATGTTATCGGTGCTGACCTGGGGAACGTTGAAGATCGTAGTTAAAAATATCAGAGAGGAGTGGAACCAATGAACGCAGCAGAGAAAGCGGCACTTGATCGGATTCGCGAAAGTCTGGAAGAATTCCCGGACAGTAGGATGGCGCAATATGTCACGGCTGAGGATTTGAAAACACTATTGAAGTTGGTTGAAAAAATGACTCACATTGAAAAGGAGCAGAAAACATGGGGAAAATAAAAAAAGCTTATTTAGAAGAAGTCGGTGCAGTTGATGCGGTAATAGAATCGCTTAGTAGTGCTTTGCAGTCCGATGATACAGAATTTGAAATCATCACAGACGAAGGGCAGCCGAATGAGAGAAGCGAGTGGATCAACCGGGAAGCATTTCTTGAATTCATGATTGAACATGCGATTAATATATTATCCGGAAGCGTTGGTTATCTATTCCAGGATGATGAAAAAAATGCAAAAAAATAACCCTCAGCAGCCGGACAAGCAAGAGAGGGTAAACGGATATTTGAAGCTTTAGGAGGCTTCTTTATCCCCAATTATACCACAAATTCGAATATAAGGGGAAATTAAAAATGGAAACAATTACTAATAAAGAACTAAAAACTCAAGCGAATGAAATCTTTCAACAAGTGCAATCACTAGGGAATTACGCAGCTATCATCCGATCAATGGATAACTCGATATTTGAATTAGCCTCATCGTATGACGTGATTGACGATAACCATCCTGAAGCGGAGAAGTTCAAACAGCATATAGGCGATTTAATAAGCCTCTCAGCAATTTTGCTATCTAGGTATGAGAATGATATAGAGAACCTTTCCGACATCGCTGACGGCTTGAGCACTTGCTTAGCGAAGGGCTTGGAATGAATACGAGACCCAGGAAGGCATAAACAAATACTTTAAAGGTGAGTAGGTGAAATTTTGCAAGGTTGGATAAAACTTTATAGGGAGTTAGGCGATAAGCCGATATGGTTGGAATCAACCCCGGAGCAAAAAGTCATTTTGATAACCTTGCTGATGATGGCTAATCACGATAGCAAGGAATGGGAATGGATGGGTAAACCATATAAGGCAGAAGCCGGGCAATTCGTTACTTCATTACAGAAGATAGCAGCTAAAAGTGGCAAAGGTATATCAATTCAGAATGTCAGAACTGCTTTAAAGCGATTCGAAAAATACGATTTTTTAACAGACGAATCAACAAAGGTGAATAGGCTTATAACCATTGTTAATTGGGGATTATATCAAGGTTCAGGCGATAGGGCTAACAAAGCAACTAACAGTCAGCTAACAGACGACCAACAGAGCGCTAACAGTCAGCTAACAACTAACAAGAATGTAAGAACTAAAGAAGGTAAGAATGAAAGAATAAAAGATAATGTCGAGCTAAAGCCCGACCCCATTCCTTACAAAGAGATTATCGACTATCTGAATCAAAAGGCCGGGAAGTCCTTCAGGCATTCCGCGCCAAGCAATAAGAAGCTTATTAAGGCACGATGGAACGAAGATTACACCTTAGAGCAATTCAAGCGGGTTATTGATAACAAGTGTGAAGACTGGCTCAATGATCCGCATTGGAGCCAATACTTGCAGCCGTCTACTCTCTTTGGAAATAAATTCGATCAGTACTTGAACCAACAGAGCAAAAACGTCAAGCGGATCCCCGAGAAGTCCGATGAGGAAAAAATGCTTGATGAACTATCCCGGCAACGGTTGGCAAATATCCCGATACCGGACGATTTTGAATTTCCATTTTGAGAGGTGAGAAGATGATTAACACAAATAGGATTATGTCCGATCGTAAAGAGTTTGAACGGTTGGCCATTGAAAAAGCCGGATTGCTACCAACAGGCGAATACAGTAAGTGCGACTGGCATGGCAAGTTTGAACTCTTTCAGATCCTGGCGACTGATGAAGTTGTCTGCCCCAAGTGTTACCTGGAAGCACGAAATAAACGCTTTGAGCAAACAGAAACGGCGGGCAGCATCCAATGGCAAGACAAGGAGAAAAAACGCTTCTTTGGACGGCATTCGATCTATGGGGGGCGTTCCTTTCTGGACAAAGGCTTCAAGAAGTTCGATGCCCATTCAAAGCAAGAGGTTGAAGCGCGAGACAAAGCAATGGCGGTCAGCAAAGATATTGCGGCCGGAAAAATATCGAATGTGATTCTGACCGGACCAGCAGGAACCGGAAAGAGCCATATAGCCCATGCGATGCTATTCAACATCAATGAAATGTCAGCTTCCTACAAGAAGCAGCTGACTTGCTTGTTCATTGACTTTACGAGCGTGATGGAGTTAATCCTTGCATCCTACAGCAACACGGCCACAGATAAGAAGACGGCAGATTATTACATAGACCTGATGAAAACGGTTGACGTGCTTGTTTTGGATGATTTAGGAACGGACGTAGGAAAGACCGATACCAAGAAGCAGGCAAGCGACCACACTTATAAAACACTCTTCAAGGTGCTGAATGCGAGGGAAGGCACGAAAAGCACAATCATCAGCACGAACCTCAGCTATGAACAACTGAAGGCGGCCTATGATGAGCGGATCACTTCCAGAATCTCCATGAATCTGATTCTACTGGATTTTTCTTCCATCCAGGATAAGCGGCCCGGCTTCGGGTTCTAAAATATCAAAATTAAGGGGCATTAGAAAGCTTTTGCCCCTTTAATGGGTAAATTGCTCAAAGTTGTAATAAAAATACCGTGTGACTTATAAGGCGAGGTGTGAGGGTGATAAATGAAGATATAATAGCTTATTATTTCAGTTTGAATAAACGTATCACGCGAATCAAGTGGCGGCTGAGGGAATTGCAGATAGACTTCTATCAGCAGACCATGTGCAGCTATTGCACATCAGACGAAAATAAGTTGTATAGCAAAGGCTTCCCCGTTGAAAGCAAAGTTATTGAATTGGTAGATAGCGAAGAACAAGCCAAGAGCCGAATGGCCGTGATGAAATTCAAGCAGAGGCATTTTCTCGCATACTTGAAGCAAATTTCAAGCGCGGACAGGTATTTCCTCACTCACAAATACAAATGGCAGGAAGGCGGTTCAAATGACCGTGTAGAACGTGAGTGTTTTGAGGAGATTCAAGAAATTGAAGAAGCTGCCCGGCATCGGTTCAAGTTGGTTGATGATAACCGGGGATCCAAACTTGAAAAAGTATGCGCAGCCCCCACTACTGGCGAACAATTCACGGCACATTTTGAGGATATGCTGAAACTATTGGAGGTATAACGATCATGAGTGAAACAAGGGAAACGCGGTATATTCTGCGGACGTGGTACAAAGCTTTACGAGATCCGGAGGGGTATTGGTTCAAGCGCAATCTGAAATGGCTATATGGTGGATTGAAGAACGTATCTGATGAAGACCGCCTTCTACTGGCCTATCACTACCTATCAAACGATGGCCGACCGTTGACCGTAGCGGAAGCTGCCAAAAGGAAGCAGATGAGCGTCAAGGATTATAACCGGATGCGTAAAGCGGCAGAAATGCGACTATCCAAAGAAGTGCAGCCGCTGATTGATGCGGACAGACCGAAGAGAAAGGAGTTCCCCATGAACCAGGCGAGAGCAGAACCCGGAAAGAGTTAAATGCGACAACGTTGTCGTATATGGACACACTACATAAAAAATAAAACGAGAAGAGGAAATAAAAATGAACGCATACACTAAAAAAGTAAGAGACACTTCACTAGCATTATACGCAGCACTGAATTTATACGATCAAAAGAAAGCCGAATTAGTGAAAAAACAAGCGGCCGGAATGATTGCGCCAGTGGATTCTATGAGACAACTAGAAGAAAATGCAGCGATTTTCAATAATGCAAAAAGTGCCCACTTCGTAAAATTGGATCAGCTTATAAATGAATATGCTGCCGCTTATGAATCATGGGCAACACCAAGCGGTAAAGACGTTACGGAAGATATGGCACTACTGACAAGCGGCCTGAAACTAAGCCCTGAGGATTATGAGAAGTTGGAAGCCAAATACAAAAATAATTACACCATGCTAAAAGCGATCAAGAGCAACGCGCAAACAAATAAAGTAGATTATGCTTCATCCGCAAGTATCGACAGAGACCAAAAAACGCGCGCGTTCCTGGAATTAGTCGGGGTTGCTAGGAAGGTTTATCAAGGCGCAGAAACAGGCTTTTCCCTGAATAACGTTATCTTTGAAGATGAATCCGAGTTTATGAAGTGGTATGGGGAATTAGATAGAATCATTGAATTGGGATAAATCGTAATTACAAAATAAGACGAAATGGGGAAATAATCATGACAGAAAACACATTACCGGAAATCAAAGGCCTGGCAGCACAAGTAAAAAATTTGAAAGACACATTCGGTGTCATGCAGCAAGATCTGGAAGAAATGGAAGCAAGACAAGCCGAGTTGCTGAATCAATTAGCAAATAAAGGCCTATTGAACCTATCTAGTGTGAAAAAGAATGCTGAACTGCAATTAGAGTATGACCAACTGACGGTTGCTATCCAAAGCCTGACCGACAGAATCAAAGAAATGAAGATGGCGCTCACGGCTTCCGATGGTTCCGGACTCTCTCAAGCAGAAACGATCACACGATTATTCTCAGAATATGGGCAGCAACTAGCAACGGAAAAACACCGGACATTGGTTGAGAAATTATCTCCCCTTTGGAATGAAATGGTGAAGATCCAGGTAGAAGCCTTAAAAGAAAATAACGAAATTCACAGCTTTATGGTTGATGAAGCATCTAAGGTTACTGGCTATCTACCGTTTGAGTCACAAGTAAGAATTAAAAATGCTATTGAGTCATGGGGTTATCCAGTCAAGAATGTTCTGGAAAGTCCACAAGCCATGTACAGCAATCCAGAGTTCACAAGAATTTAGCAAAAAAACATAGGGGTATCGTGCAACGCGAGCCCCTTTTCTAATAAAGTGAGCGTGATCTATATGAGGTTCATCCGCACGACAAACTGGGTGAGAGACGAGACACGAAAGCAAATACAAGAAACGAGGGGTAAAGCATGAAGCCAAATAAAGCGCTATTAAACCGACTAACGAAAGAAAAGGCCACAAGGAAAAGCATGATCGGAAAAACGGACAAACAGAAGGTTATCGAGATCCTGCAGGGATTGGATGACAGCGATGCTTTTGTCTTACTGACCGCAGGGAAAGAAAACAGGCTAGTAACCAATATCAGCGATCGAAATTATTATTATGGGGTCCTGATGAATGGCATGTTATCGGTCCCGAAAGAAGGTGAAATCTGATGCTAGAAAAATTACTGGCAAGCACAAAGGCGCTGACCGTCTTAATGCTCATGATCTTCTTGCTGGCATTAGCCGGAATAACGACATATAAGGGTGTTCTGCTTATCTGGAACGTTCTTCTATAGGGCCTATGGAAATAGGCAAATAACAAAGAAAACGAGGTGATAAAATGGCAACAGGTGGAGAGGTGACATACGTCATCAATTCAGACGACAAAGATTTCACGAGAGCGTTAGACTCAGCAGACTCCAAAATGGACGCATTCGACAAAAAAAGCCGCAATTTAGGCGGGCTGGTAAAAGGATTGTTCACCTATGACGCGATAAAAGGCGCGATTACCGGAATGGCCGATCTGGTGAGCAACACGCTCAGTTATACAGGCGCGCTTGAGCAGTCTCAAATAGCGTGGAACACGTTACTCGGTTCGCAAGAAGCTGCGAAAGAAATGCAGAAGGACCTGCAGGACCTGGCCGAAAAGACTCCCTTCGATTATGCCGGAGTGGATCAGATGGCTAAGAGCCTAAGCATGGCCGGGTTTGAGGGTCAAGACTTACTTGATGCCGTGGTGAGCATCGGGGATGCCGTGTCCGCAGTAGGTGGGAACACAGACACAGCTACAAGCGCGACCCGGGCGCTCTATCAAATGTATTCGAAAGGGAAAGTACAGGCCGAGGAGATGATGCAATTATCTGAGGCAGGCATCCCGGTATGGCAAATACTCGCAAAAGAAACAGGCAAGTCAGTTGCCGAATTGCAAGCAATGGGATCCGCGGGTGAATTATTGGCCGAGGACATCCTGCCGATGCTTGTCAAGGGTATGGGAACCGAATTCGGCGGGGCGATGGAAGAACAAAGCAAATCCTTCAATGGCCTCATGGCTACTTTCCAGGATCAACTCGGACAGGTTGGGTCATGGCTCACGTTACCGCTATTCGATGGCCTGAAAAAGGGCTTATCCGGCATTACAGGATGGGCTTCCGGGGTACTGGATATTATTCAAACAGAAGGCGCAAGCCGTCCGGAAATGTGGGATTCACTCAAAGATTACCTTTTCGAAACATTCAAGAGTATGACAAAAGGCGGTGGCATCAAGACAAAAATAGTCGAAATGCTGACGGGCGTTGTTGAAAGTATCAAAACAAACGCGCCGCAACTGATAGCGTCCGGCGGTGATATGATTGCCAATCTGATAACCGGGCTGCTGGATAATCTGCCAGTATTTTATGGGGCTTTGGGCACGCTGATTACTACCATTCTCGGATTGATTACCGAAAATCTGCCCCTGATATTGGAACAAGGGAGCAACATTCTGGGGGCGCTTGTCCAGGGGGTTTTTGAAAACCTTCCGAAAATTTTAGATGTTGTTTTCCAGATCATCGCAGCTTTAACGACTGCATTAATTGAGAACTTTCCGACCATCATGCAGTACGGTATGGAGATGCTTTTCAAACTGGTTGACGGCATTATCGAAAATCTTCCGGCCATTGGCGAGTCGGTCCTTCTAATTATTTCTAAATTGATTACCGGGATAACAGAAAATCTTCCGTCCATTGTCGATAAGGGCATGGAGATGCTGACAAGCCTAGTAAGCGGAATAGGCGAAAGACTGCCGGAAATAACAACGGCCGCAATGGAAATTATTCTAAAATTCCTGCAAATCATCGTTGACAACCTGCCGGAAATCATCAGCGCCGGGGTGGAGATCATCTTAAGTCTGATTGATGGACTCTTCGATATGTTCGATGATCTGGGCGGGGCGGTTGATGAAGCAGTAGCCATCATCATAGATGCGATTGCAGGTATTGACCTATTCGAAATCGGGGCGAATATCATCAAAGGCTTATGGGAAGGCATCAAATCCGTTTCGAAATGGCTGGGTGATAAAATCGGCGGCTTTGTGGACGGTATAACGGACGATATCAAAAATTTCTTTGGCATCGCATCCCCGTCGAAGCTCATGCGCGACGAGGTGGGGAAATGGATTCCTGAGGGGATTGCGGTAGGTATCGAAGGCAATGCAAGAAGCCTATTCGGGGCCATTGACAGCATGAATAAGAAGGTGCAGATGTCGGCTGAGGGAGTCGTAACGCCTTACAGCAAGGATATCGTTGCAACGAACGCGGCAACGGCGAAGGCTGGCAATGTATTCAATCAAACGAATACCTTTATCAGTCCGGATCCGATCAATGCGCGAGAGGCGGCAAGGTTGACACGTCTCCAAGCACAAAGAATGGGTTATGAAATGGGATTCTAGGCAATGAATGAGGGTGTCGGTGAAATGCCGATACCCTTCTTCTAAATAAAAGAGAGGTGAGAAAATGCAGAAACTTACTGCAAAACAAGAATTGTTCGTGCAAAATTTAATCAGCGGTATGAGCCAAAGTGAAGCCTATAAACAGGCATATCCTAATACCCGGATGAAAGATAAAACGATTCGAGAAGCCGCAAGCCGTCTAATGCGAAATAGCAACGTCATAGCAACATATAACGAAATGATGGACGAGCATAAGCAAAAGGCTTTATGGACCCGGGAACAGGCCTCTATGGAACTATTAGCGCTATTGGAAGAAGCTAAGAACGATGTGAAGGAAGTAGGCCTGACTCCGGTATCAAAATCAGCCCTTATTGATGCGATTAGGGAACTGAATAAGATCGAGGGAATCAATACCACTCGCGAGGAACAAAGGGAATTAATCAAGGCGCAAACGGAACATATCAAAGCCAAAACGAAATTGATCGTAGGCGCAGAACATGACTTCAGCTTAATGCAATCGTTAGTGGACGTTGTGAAAGGATATGAACCACACGAAACGAGTGCATATAGTTCTTATAACGATTGGCTATTAACAGAGGGGAGACAAGAAGATGGACCTGGAAATGAAATATAAAAAAATGAAGCTTTCCTTCGATCTGATGGAAAAAACGGCAATTAAGGCAATGGATGTACTGGCAGATTATCATTTTAACCCTGAGGAAGTGGACGAAAAAACGCTTCGAAATGCGAGATACCACATCGGCGAATACCTCAAAGAAAAGGAACGGATGCAGGATCTTGCTGAAATAGATAGCATCCAAAAGCGGACGGATGATATTTTATTGAAATTTGAATTATCAAGACAAGAGCAGCCTTAACAGGTTGCTTTTTTGCTCTTCCTGGTGTCGCGAATCACGACGGCATCCATCGCATAAAAATGGTGTCATTTCAAATGACGGCAGCCGGACGACCTAACGAAACGTTATGCCGCTATGGGGCAGAGCCATACCCGACAATTTAACGGATATGAAATCCGCTATCGGTTAAAGCGATAGCGGTTGGGCCGTAGCGATTTAAATTCCGCCACGTGGCACAATTTGCAAAAAGTTCCGTCGTAAATCGCGACGCATCCCATTGCAAAGCTATGTTCCCAAAATGGGAATGCAGATATGCTCAAAATTGAGCCGGACTCGATAACGATTTGTTATTGAGGTTCTCCTCAACATCAGATGTGTCCAAAATTGGACTGATCTATCCGCGCCTTAGCGAATCGCTACCCCGGCCAAAAGTGGATTGAGCGATGAGCTGAATTTTCAGCCGGTTCAATATGCAGGCTATCACACAAACATGTGCAACAGCTAAAAAGGTGTAGCGTTTTCATCCAGATAGATATATAATAAGTGAAGGCTGATTTATGCCCCCAAGGTTAATCAGTCTATTTTTTTGCAATAAAAAAGATCCCCTCAAAACTGAGGAGATCAGACCGCTGCCTACTAAAAAATGCACTCAGAAAAGCACTCGAAATGGTTTGAAGTGCTATCATTCCGTTTGAATAGGGTATTATTTCCCTTCTATTATATAAGCTTTTTATTTGATTGGGGTTGCTTCCGTTGAAACGCGGTACTTTAATACCCATCGTCTCCATACATCATTAATTAAAAAGCCTTGTAAACGTTGATAGGACGGCATTTCCTAAACGTTTATGAGGCTCTTTTTTTGCATTGAATACCAGATTGAATACCATATCTGTTTTTAGCCTAAAAATTGACGTATCTCGCGAAGTTTTCGGCCGTCTTTTCTTTTGCCTTTTCAGTTACGTGGGCATAGATATTCATGGTTGTTTGAATATCCGAGTGGCCGAGGCGGTCCTGCACTTCTTTTAATGAGGCGCCTGATTCGAAGAGTAGGCTGCAGTGAGTATGCCGGAAGCCGTGGACCGTTATTTTCTTCAGATCGTGCTTCTTGATAATACGGTGCAGACGAGTCAAAACATTACTAGGCTGCAAAAAGCCATTGCTGGTATTAGTGAAAATATACTGATCCGGCTGCATGGTATTGAAGCCCAGCTTCAGATAGTCTTTTGCCTGCGTTCTTCTCCAGGTCTGCAGCATGGATAGGGTGATTTCATCGAACGCGATCGTCCGGACTCCACTTTTTGTTTTTGGTTCCTGGATGATAAGCGCGTTTTTTTGGCCTCTCGTGAGCGTTTTATTAACCGTGACCGTTTGCTCCTGGAAGTCGATATCTTTCCAGGTGAGGGCTAAGACTTCGCCTACGCGCATCCCAGAGAAGGCGAGGACTCGGTAAATAGTGGTCCACTTATAAGACCAACCTTCTTCTTTGGCCAAACAGCTGAAAAACTCCTGCAGCTCTTCCTTGGTGAAGAACTTTTCTAGCTTTTCTCCGCTCACGTCCACTTTCTTTCTCGGCAAGATGACCTTCCGCATTGGGTTACTCTTAATCAATTCCAGGGTGACAGCATAGTCCAGGACTTTCGAAGTATAATTCTTCAGCTGCGGGAACTTCGATAATTTCTCAGCCCAGGCATTAACCGTTTTTTGGCAGTAGGGGATTGTTATCTTGTCCAGGTAAAGGGCGCCGAACTTCTTCAGGATGTGATTATTAAACAGTTCCTGCGTCTTTGTATAGGTGCTTTCCTTTACCGTGTTTCTGTATGCTGATTCGAACCATAACTCATAAAGTTCATTGAACGTGTATCGCTTTGTTTCCTTGAAGCCTTCTTCCTCTATCTCCAGTTTCAAGCGGGATAGGGCAAGCTGGGCTTCTTTTTTTGTCTGAAAACCGCGGCGGGTGGTCCGCTTCGGCTTTCCGGTTGCTGGATCTACTCCAAGATAAGCATTGAACTGATAGGCGGCGCTGCCGTCTTTTTTTGTGTATTTCTTGATGACTGTCATTTGTTTTTCCTCTTTCCACCGCGGGCAACGGGGCTATAAGAGGCGCCTGGAGACCAGGCATTATATTATTTTTGTTCTTGTAAATCCTTTACCTCAGCAATGAACTTTTCAATCAGTTGGATCCATCGCTCATACTCTTCTTTTTCGTCCTCGTGCAATAGCATGCCTTCTTTCAATCCGTTGATATGTTTTTCTAAGTCGTCGGTTAGGTAGACTGAGAACATACTCGGATCATATAAAGCGAAGTCGTTAAAATAATTGGTGATTATTCTTTCAAGTTCAGATTCAAGCTCTTTGCCTACTCTGTTGTGCGTACTTTCAATATAGCTGAGTAGCATGTTAGATATTGATTGCAGTTCTTGGGGCGCTTCTGATGCCAGGTCTTTTAAAGACTTGGCTAAAAAAGCATTTTCTCCATTATCCTGGTATTCCTTGATGAGAGAACTTACTAATTCAAGATCCTTAACATTATGCACAGAGTAATTTGCAGCGGACATTAGCAGCGTGAAAATAGATTCATAACTATGTACGGAGTTTTCCAGAGCCGCAGAAAGTTTTTTCACCAGATCTACACTAGGATTGTAGCGGTTGTTCTCAACGTCACTTAGATAAGTCCTAGAAACTCCGGCTGCTTTTGCAAGCCCTGCTTGTGTCATTTTAGCTTCTTTACGAAGCCTTTTTAAAACGTTTCCAAAATTCAAACATAGGCCCCCTTCCATTATATAAATCAATCATAGAATATAAATGACGGAAATACAAGTAATTCTTATTGACAATATGACGGAAATACCATACAATTAGACACATAAAAGGGCTAGGAGGTGTAAAAAATGTCAGATATCGGAACAGTACTTAAAAATGAACGGAAAAAGCGTGGACTAACCCAACTTGAGGCATCTAAATTAGTGGGGATATCTCGCTCTTATCTCGCCGATATTGAGGCCAACAGGTACAACCCAGGAGGCAAACTTATGATGAAGCTAGATAAGCAATTCAATCTTTTTTATTTACTTGTCAATGACGGAAAAACCTTGCAAAACGAAAGGCAGCCACCAGAAAATCGTTCGAAAGCAAAAGCCCGAAAGGGGAGTGATCCGCATGCTAAAACTGAAAAAGTATTACCTGGCGCATGAAGGCACCGGAGAGCCCGTTTTGGTTGGGTATAAGGTGAAGAACCTGGAAGAGCTGGAAGAACTCGGCTATCGCGTATCAAGATCGGCAGAAGAGGATTTCCTCAAGACCCGGCGGCGCGGACTGGTGTACATCAGTAGGGGACAATACGATGCAGCTGAACCGGAAGCGGCCCTTTACAACAATAAAGGAATGCAGATAGCAGTCGCGTATCGTATTAAGCCGGATTTAAGCGATACCAGGTATATAAAGGATTGCTATTCAATCGAGTTAGACGGCTACCAGGTAAAAGCGCTCCAGGCATACCTGGAAGAGACCTGGGAAGAAAGAAGCGCGCCGGACCAGCTGCCGCTTGAAACGCAGATAAGCCTGGCGGTCTACAATCTAATCGAAAATATTTAAGGGGGTGTATAGCACATGGCGACACTGAACATTGACAATATCGAGATAGGGGACCTTTTGCAGAAATCCCTGGAAGGTTCAGTAAAAGAAATGGTCCGCAAGGCCATCGATGAAGTTGCGGCTGATCCGCTACAGCGAAAAGATTACCTGAATAAACGCGAGGCGTGTGACTTCTTGGGAGTTTCCTTTACTACATTGCAGCGGCTTGAAGTTCTCGGCCTGCCGATTATCCATATCGAGGGCAAGCAACTAATCTCAAAAGAAACGCTAAAATCGTTCTTGAAAACTTTGGAAAAATAAAAATAGCCGCGGGCAAACGGGGCCAAAGGTATTCAATGAAGGTATTCAAAAGCGAAAAAAGAGAGAAGTTTCGGCTAGAATCGGCGGCCTATAAGCGTTATCCGGTTTTGAGGTTGGAGACAGTGAGTATAAAACCCACCGAAAAGAGGTGAAGAATTATGAATGATTTAGAGGCAGCCTTCACGGCTGGAATGATGCTCGCGTTCTTTACGTGGGGAGTTTGTAAGATCGTACTAAAAAATCTTCGGGAGGAGTGGAACCAATGAACGCGAACGAAAGCGAAAATGAACTAACCCGCGTTGAGGTTGTTTTGCATAATTTCAACAGGGCCGCCATCGACACGTTTCTTCAAGCTTACGGCTTTGAAACGGCTGACGATGATTGGGGACGGAAAATAAAAGTAGTGTTGCTGATAATCGATGAGGTTCAGCAAGGTGTTCGGAATGAAGAAAAATGTGCAAAAAAATAGCCTTGTACCCATGAGCAGCGAACTCAGTACAAGGCAACGAGGATATTTTAAGCTTTAGACGGCTTCTTTTATCCCTAATATTACAATACAAGGGAGCTAATTGCAATGACAAAAAATAATTTACATACAGTTGAGGGCCATAAGGCTGCTGCTGATGCGGTCAATAGAGAATCATTCATCATACTTTTTGGAAGAGCGCCTCAGGGCACAGAGCTGCAGGACTGGATCAGCGGACTGCGAGAAACTGCAGAGGCTGACATCGAGAGATCGTTTCCTGATAGACTAGTACAAATCAGAGAAGGCCAGTGGCGGGTGGAACGCGACCTATGTGCATGGCAGGAAGGGGGTATCTGACATGAGAGACCACAAATCACGTCTGAACTTCATCCCTACATTATTGGAGCAGGTGTTAGATAACACGGATCGGATAGGTTCCCTGGTAGCTGATGCCGAGAGTGCTGAATCAATCGACTTGTTGAAACGCGAGACCGAAAAGCTGAGTGCCCGAAACGAGAACCTGCTGCACCTCATAGCGAACCTATTGGAAGAAGAACAACACAAGCACCCGAGAGCGGCGCCTAAGGCAGAGGGAATGCTCATATATTAACCATAAAGTAAAGAAAGTGAGAAAGGAGGGTTATTGTTTGAACAAAGCTGATGAACAACAAGCGGCTTCACCGCCGCGCTTGAAGCATGACAAAGAAATAAATTTAGCAATGGCCAGCCGCAAAACGGCGACCGAATGGAAGAACAGGACAATGATCTGGAGTGAGTTCCTGCAGCGGCTATCTGAGCCGACCAGGACACAAGAAACGGCTGCAGAGTATAAAAGTATGCCCAAGTCTGAAAAGGACGCAGCCAAAGATGTTGGGGGCTATGTAGGAGGCTTCTTGAAAGGCGGGCGCCGAAAGGCCGATGCAGTGCAGTCCCGCAGCTTGCTAACACTGGATGCCGACCATCTGACTATGGACCTCTGGGAAAGCGTTCCGCTTCTGTTTGAACATGCGGCAGCGATATACAGCACTCATAGCCATACACCTGAGAAGCCCCGGGAACGGCTGATTATCCCACTATCCAGACCAGTAACACCGGACGAGTACGAACCGATAGCACGGAAAGTGGCTGAGATTTTTGGACTTAATCTCTTCGATGATACAACGTACCAGGCAAGCCGCCTTATGTTTTGGCCAAGCTGCCCGAGAGACGGCGAGTATATATTCGAGTACCAGGACGAAAATTTTCTAGATCCCGATACCATCCTTGCTAAATACGAGGACTGGACAGACATATCTTCCTGGCCGACCAGCGAGCGAGAGAATGCAGTAAAAGTTCATGAACGAAAGAAGGCGGGAGATCCTGCAGCGAAGCCGGGCATCATTGGTGCATTCTGCCGGGTGTACGACATAGCGACCGCGATCGAGACGTTCCTGCAGGACGTGTACGAGCCTACTAAACGAGCAGATCGATATTCCTTCATTGGTGGCAGCACCAGCGGCGGATTGGTCTTGTATGATAACCAGTTTGCTTATTCGAATCACGCAACGGATCCGACAGGCGGCAAGCTGACTAACGCGTTTGACCTGGTCCGTATCCACCGCTTCGGCGATCAAGACGAAGGGGCAAAGCTGGGAACGCCCAGCACGCGCTTACCTTCATTCCTGGCTATGAATGAGTTTGTTGCTGCAGATAAGAACGTTTCTTTTGAATTGAAAAGGCAGGCTCTTGCCAGTGCCGACGAAGATTTTGCCGCGTCTCTGCAGGATGATACTGGAGCCCGCTGGATAGCGGATCTGCGGACAACTAAAGCGGGCAAAGTGATGAACAATATTTACAATCTTACGTTAATCCTGGCGAATGATCCCGAGTTCAAAGGCTTGCTAGGCTTTAATGAATTTACCGGAACTATAGAGAAGGTACGAAAGCCTTCCTGGGAAACGGTTTTCCTGAAGGATTTCTCCGATCGTGATGCCTCAGAAATCCGAACTCGTGTAGATACCAGGTATGATTGCACGTTCTCCAGTAAAAACCTGGATGATGCGGTTGTAACTGAGGCCCGAAGGCAGGCTTTCAATCCAGTAAAGGATTACATCGAGAAAGCCGAGTGGGACCATATACCACGTATAGGCAAGTTGCTGATGGATTATTTCGGGGTTCCGGACGAGCCGCCCTATACAGCTGAAATAATGGAATTGTTCTTCGCTGGAGCAGTAAGCCGAATCTACAAGCCGGGGTGCAAGTTTGATTTTGTACTAACGCTGATCGGGACGCAGGGGATAGGAAAGAGTACGTTTTTCCGGAAGCTGGCGCCGGATTTCTTCACGGACTCACTCACAAGCTTGGACAGCAAGGACGATATTCAAATCATTTCGGATAACTGGCTGATCGAACTTGGAGAGCTGGCTGCTGCAAAGCGTACTGATATTACGAAACAGAAAAACTTCTTATCCAGGACCGAGGACGTGTATCGCAAGCCTTACGAGAAAAACAATATCCGCATGAAACGCCACTGCGTATTTGTGGCCACCACGAACGAATACAGACCACTGAAAGATGAGACAGGCGGCAGGCGCTGGCTATATGCCATATCCGATAAAGACAACCGAACTAAGTCAGTATTCGACGGCAGCCTGGAGGCGGTTATCGCTCAACTTTGGGCCGAGGCGGTGCATTTGTATAAGACCCGCTACAAATACGGTAACTGGCTGGACTTAACAGAAGAGGCCCAAAAAATCGCCAGAGAGAAGCAAAACGAGGCAAAAGCCGACGATCCCATGCGCGACGACATAGCTTTGTATTTGGAAATTCAAATACCTGAGGATTTCTATGAGTGGGGTGCAGGTGAGAAAAGCGACTACATCCAAAGCAGACTCCGCGGAGAAGAGGGATTCTATAAAAAGGAGTACGAAGAACTCGCGCCTCGGGAGAAAGTCACTTCCCGAGAGATTATGCAGGAGCTATTCAACTTCCAAGTCGGAAGTACTGATATGAGATCAGTGAGTGTGTCGAAAAAAATCGGCATGATAATGAATAACTCGATGCCAGGATGGAAAAGTTCGACTGTCAGGATACCAGGATTCGAGAAACCGATACAGGGCTTTAAGAGGGTAAATTGATTTGTAATATGTAATTTCGATGTAATATAGGACGTTCTGAAAGCACGTAATATGTAATAAGAGTGTAATACGTCCTATATTACAAAATCGAAGCCTTAAAAAGCCGATGCAACAACGTTTAACAAGCTATGTAATATGTAATATGTAATTTATATATAAAAGTATATTTAGATGATTAAAGGGTAATTAGGCTGTATATAGTACCTGTCGTCTCCTTAAATCAGTATTTTAACTTTTTTGGAAAGTTATATATTACATCCAAAATCAGGAATTAGAGAGGTGAGAATGTGAAACGAAAAAGACGGATTGAGGTTCTGGCAGAAGATCTGGGAGAAGCGTACAGCATTCAAATTATCGATGGGGTTGATTGTGTTTATCGTAAGTTAAATAAGTTCTGTGATGTCGAAATCTCAGGTGCCTTATCTAGAAAAAAGGTACCTGAAATGATGGTTTGCGTGTGGGATATCAGCCGAGGAGAGACGTATCGTTCCCGCAGCTTAGAGTACTTTTGGTTTGCTGGTATAGACGTTCTGAAGAAAGAATTACCCGGAATCATCGAGAAATATAAAGATTACAAGCCTGAAAATTAGAGAGGGGAAACCGTGATGAAAAAGATGGAAGAATATGAAATATTAGACTGGGTATGCGTGGTAGACGAATCGATGTATGACAAAGTGGCCTGGTTCCGTCTGAATGGGGTAGATACGAAACTGAAAGAGATCCGCTTGTATCATGATCGGGTGCAGCTCCACTACCTGCCACCGAAGGATACTAAAGGATATCATTTCACGTATCCTATGCACAAAATCATTAAGTACAAGATCATGAATGTAGATACAGCTGAATTCTTTGAATAGTAGCGACCGATGCCGCTAAGAAGGGTGGTGGTGTTTTGAGTGTTAAATGTGGACATGATCGAATATTATTTCTCTCTTCAATATAAACTGCCAAACGCGCGGTTGCGGGTATTGCAATACCGGGAAGAGTTTTACCGGAATCAAACGCTGCATAGTTATTTCACATACTCGGAAGGTCGCTGGATGGTAAGAGGCTTCCGGCAGGATGTTCAGGTAGTTAATCTGTTGGATACACTGTTAGCCCTGGAGCGGTATATCGAGATACTGGAGTTTAAGCTGAAGCATTTCCGGCTTTTTCTCCAGGAGCTGCCACGGGAAGATAGGGTAATGCTGAATAAGAAATACTTCCATAAACGCGAACTACCGGACACTGAGAACCTAAGGAATGTAGAGAAGCTATGCTTCAGCGAAGTACAAGAAATCGAAGAGGCCGCTTGCTTCCGGTTTAAGTTTTACGAGATGCCTGACTTCCTGATAGAGGCAGCGGAAATTCTTGATTTGGAAGATGAAAACTTCACGGAATCCTTCAGCGTGAACTTCGCCGCCATGCTGGAACTGCTAGGAGTTGGTTCCGAATAGAACCCTGGCAATTGGTCCTAAAAAAGTGGCCAAAATACCAAGCAAGACTAAGCAGCCTGAGCGAGTTGAACACACGGCGAGTGAAGAACCTATACCAGGCATTAAGCGCCATGAGTGAAGAAAACCGCCTGATTTTGGCGGAGAAATACTACACCCGAAATCAGATAAGCATCAGTGATCTGCGAATGGCTCAGATCAAAAAGATGAAGCTGAAGGATTATCAGAAAATTCTGAGAGCGGCCCAGGCGGAATTTTGTACGCATTATAACCCGCTGGATAAGCTGCTTATTGAAGAGTATGAGAACAAGCGCAGGCAGGAACAGGAAAGAAGAATTAAAGCATTTGAGAAATGGCAGCAGAACTGGAAAAACAGCAGTTACTGAGGGTAGCGTACTAAATGAAGTCTGAAGTGAACAGGGTAAACCAAAAAACGATGAGACGGGAAGGTGGGTATAAATGGACTACAGGACAAGGAAGAAGCTGGAGAGGCTAGAAGAAATCGCTGAGAGAGTGAAAGAGAATGCGTACATCGTTGATCTGATGGATGGGGGATATTCCGTGTTAAACGTGGTGAAGCATAAGTATCTGGGCGAGATGAGCCCGAAAGCTTTCGAAGCCTGGATGGTTACGATAAAGCAGAAAGAGCCGAACAGCGTCATCATTATAGACGATATCCCATGGGACTAGGGCGGTCGAAGCAGAAAGGAGAGGAGATATGAACGAAGATGAGAGCAATCAAAAGTTACTGAATCTGATTTGTAGCAATTTTACCGGGTTGACCATGACTGAGGCCATGATCGGGACTGGGCTTGATTATCAGTCAGTGAAGGATGCCGTAGAAGGTTTGTGTGCAGCCGGCCATCCAATCGGAGTTGTAAAAGTGGGTCGATCGATATGCAGGCTTTACCCTTTGGAAGATGCAGGATCTTCCTGAATCGATACGAAAATGCACAAATTTGAACGTTTGGAGGTGATTTTTTGACAAAAACTAATGCTAAGCATGAAAAATTTATCCTGGCGTTAATGAGTACCAGCACGATAGAGGACGCAGCGAAAATGGCGAAAATTGCAAGAGGTACCGCGTTTCAATATTTACGTGATCCCGAATTCAATGAAGCTTACCTGACCTTCAGAAGAGAAACCATGCAGCAAGTGACAGCTAACCTGCAGCGGGTCTCGCACAAAGCCCTAGCGACTTTGGAAGAGGTAATAGAAGATCAAGCGGCTCCGACTTCATCGCGCGTACAAGCTGCAAGAGCAGTGCTGGATAACGCCTATAAAGGTCTTGAATTAGACGACCTGATACAACGTCTGGCCAAAATAGAGGAAAGGTTAGGTTCATGATGAGAAAAGCGAGTGCAGACTCAATAAAACGGATCGCGCAGTTAGAAAAGCAGATCGGTAATAAAGGTGATACGGCAGAACTATTTCAGAAAGCTTTGTCCGAAGTTCTGCAGGAGGCGACAGATGAAGAATTAAGAACCGCCGCAGGATCCGGGAAGTTTGGGAAAGATCCTGCTCCTGACGAGCTGTTTGCCATGCACGAACTGTTTCGAAGTAGGGCAGAACGAAAAGTAAACCAATACAGAGACGAAAAGGGGAAAAATCATGATTAACCACGAAGAAGAAAAATTTCAAGCTGCATACAAAGAGAGCGTAATGGATTCCACGCAAGAGGTGCCACTTACCGAAGAAGAAGCTTACGCTAAAGAAAAGATTCTGGAGCATTACGATGACAAAGAAGAAGGTACGTTAGTATTCACGCAGGCAATGGCCGAAGCTGCAGCAGATGCCATCCTAAAGGCTGAATCTTATATATACAATACCAGAATTGAAAAGCATGAAAAAGTGGTCAACACTTTAGGCGAACAGGCCCAGGCACTATCCAATGAATTCAGCACAAAGAAAGAAGCCATCCTAAACCGTAATGAATATACGGACGTAGCGAAGGCTGAACGGCTGAACGATCTGTATGACGAGTACGAGAAGAAAATGAAAGCCATCATGGGTGAGCAATACACGGCAACGATGCAGCATCAGAAAGACCGCCGCGAAAAGGCGCAGCAAGCACTCGATGGCATCGTGAAAAAAGCGAGCATCAACGATTTTGACGCGAAGGATATGACTTATATTACTTACATGTTGGATCATGGGAGCAATGACGAAATTCTAAGCATCCTGAAGGAGTATAAGTTCCACCCGCATCTGCTGAAAATGGTAAATGCCCGGGACAGGAAGAAACCGCTGCAGTATGACGCGAAAGGCCGCCCGATGGATAACCGTTTGAGCATTAAGCACCCACTGCAGATGATTGCGGAGGAACAGCCTTATAGACCGAACACGAATACAATCAGCGTAGCCCTTGGCGACAGCCGACTACAACGGACTTTGACAGATATGATCCCTACTGCAGGTATTCCGAAAAAAGATGCCTGGTCTTTCCAGAATTTAGAAGGGGCGCAGCGTGACAAAAATTTGCGATTGGATCCGTGGGGGATGCCGTACTGAATCCGAGCCGAAAGGATGCGAATGAATGAGGATGAGTGAAAGAATCCGGAACCTGGAACAGAAAACGCATGTAGACGCACTGCCGGCCCTGATTATCGAGGTCTTGGAAGATGGAATGGTAGAAATCTATGGGGACAATGAAGGCGAGAAAGTCCGCATGACGGAAGCGGAATACACTTCCTGGGCGAAACGTTATCAGAAGAAACGGGATCAGATGAATATTACCATCGAAATGGGTGAATGGGATTTAGAGGAATAATTGTCCGTTAGTTCGGAGGGTGGGTGGCAGGGAATACTGAGGCATAGTTTTTTGATTTACGGTTTTCCTCCTTTTCGGGCCGTCGTCCAAGGCAGCGGCGGTCTGATAATTTTAAAATGCATATTCAGGCTATCGGATAATCCGGTAGCCTTCTTTTTGATTTATAATAGGCTCCAGAACAGCTACAAATTAAATAGCGGAGATGTGATCCTATGGCCCAAAAATTACAGTTAACTGTGGAGATACCTGATGAATATGTGCTGATAACGAAAGTCGAATATGAAAAGCTAAAAAAGAATGCAGATCGGGGGAACAGCTGGGAAACGATAGCCTGGTTCAAGCAGCAGGTAGGGATCAAGCATCCGGACACGCTGAAAACGAGGATTCTTTATCCGTACCGGAGCGAACTCGAGAAGTTTGTGAAGTACCCGGAAAAGAAGGGAAGTCCCTGGAGATTTCACAAGGGCGCTACCCTGGACTGGCTCGAAAACAATTTCGAAAGGCTCATCCGAGGAAACAACACGCTCCAGGGTACAAAATAAGGACGTTTGGGAGCGGGTCAATCTTTAAGACCGGGTAACAGATCAACAAATTTTTTCGTATTTATAACAGAGAAAGAGGTGCCTTTATCGGATGTTTTTTTAATTTAACGGGAAGGAAGACTTGAAAACGAGCCTCCGAGATAGCCGATTCATTAAGGGGGCTTATTAAATGAATGCCCTGTTGCAAATTTTTAAAAGTATGATAAAATGATAGTAGTTTACCAATGTGGTAAATCCTTTTTTGAGGGGTGCATTGATGGAAATAGGATACGATAAGCCGAAGTTAGAAAAATACTTCGATAATTATACAGAAATGCAGAAAAAGATTGGGCCGCCATTAACAAAGTGTGTTAAATTGAGGATCAATCAATTAGGTGCTGCTACTACATTTCAAGAATATTTAGATATTGGGTTAGGAAAACCCCATGATTTATCAGGAGTAGATCACGGATGTTATGGAATTAGTTTAACTGCTAATTATAGATTAGTTGTTTATCCTGACGCTGATGATTTAAGTTCGGAGTCCTTATCGAATTGCAAAAAGGTTTTTATAAAAGGAGTGATAGATTATCATGGCTCACACCGTTCCGTTCTTATCCCCTGA